TTCTACTAAATAATTATTTTTATAATGAATAAATGGTCTACGTGTCATTTAAATATATAATGAATATACTTTTGTATCTTTAGGTATGTCTTTGATTATATATTTTTGAAAGACTTTCTGTTTTAATTGGTCTTTGGGCACAGCATTTTTACAGTATAAAGATATATGCACATAAAGTTGGAAATCTGGGAATCGTTCATTATCATCTTCATCTAATAAAATATTTTCTCCTTTTTCATCAATTAACCAAAACCATAACATATTATATAAATCTGAAATAGTTTCTTTTACAACTCTTCCTTTTTCTTTTGATAAAATTTTTGCATTTAATTTATCACGAGGAGTTTCAGGAAATAATCCTTCAATCAAACTAATAGATAATCTTGCTAAATCAAAAGAAGGATTTGGATACACAATTGGTTCATCTGTCTTCTCGGATAATGGGGGGAAATTATATTGAGTATCGGCATCATTCCCTTCGCAAAAATCATCGCTTATAAAAAGATGTTCATTTAATGAAAAAATACTTCTCCCAAAATCAATAATTTTGAATATTTTTCCATACGTTGGAATTTTATATACTTTTTTATTTAAACTTGTATAATATAAAAATTCTTTATCCGTTTGAGTCCATACAATATTGTTTGTATGAAGATCATTGTGTGTAAATTTAAATAATGTTTGAGCCACCGTTAAAGCTGCGATAATTTGAAATAACCAAGCAGACCACTTATCTTCCCATAATTCAGTATCAGGTTCTGCTCCAACTTCTTCATAATCTTCTAATAAATCATCCATTGTTGAAGTATTTTTTTCTGTAAAAATCATCATTACAGGAAAGTTCTTAACAGTTAAGAATACATTACAAGCATCCGAATCATCTGATTCATATGAAGCATCTGATGTAGAGACAGTTGATAGACTTGCTGAATTTAAACTTTGTAGTTCATCATTATTAGAAGAATTAAAATCATTTAAATCAACTGCTTTCAATTCCTCAATAAGATCATTATCATCATCATTGGATGATTCAATACAAAACTCTGGTTTTACCATAATTTCACTCATAAGTTCTGCTTTAATAACTTCATCATCTCCTTCAATTTCTATAATCATTGTTTCATTTTCAATTCCATCCCAGAACCAACGATACATGCGATAACTTTCAACTTCATCGGATATATTATAACTATATTTATCTGCGACTGACGTATAAGCACCATAAAAAAGATTAAAATGTGGTGATACATCTTGTTCTTTTAGCTTACCTAATGCATAACTTGCCATTGTTTCAACATATGCTTGATTCCAAGGATTTTCTAACTTTTCTTTTTTACTTTCTTCAGAATACTTTTTTTTAATAAAATGAATTGGGTCCAATAAATGAGTGACTTTTAAATATGAATCTACAGGAATTAAATTATTTTTATACATTGTATTTAGAACACAATTTCCTTTAATTGTATTATCTTCTGTAAATTGAATATTCTGAATTGTATATTCGTTATCAAATAAAATATTATTTTCATTTTTAATATTAAATATTTGTTTCATTGGCGGTATAGTTGATTCTAATTTTGAATAATGCTTCATCGATTGTAAAGAAGTTGATAGTTCAACTTTACGAAATGTTGGATTTGGTAAAGTTACTCCCCGGAGTATTGTGGTATCCATCTTTTTTTCAATCTAGATTGTAACATATGTTTAATACCGCATATTTTTTATATTTTTCATAGGTATAATAAAAATGGGAGATACCAAGAATGTATCATTAAAAAAGTTTGATATGAAGAAAATTCAACAGGATGCGGTATGTGTTTTTATTGGAAGAAGAAGAACTGGTAAATCCACTTTGTTAAAAGATTTATTATTTCATCATCAAGATATGCCTTTAGGCACAGTTATCTCAGGAACGGAAGAATCAAATGGTTTCTATTCAAAAATGATTCCTCCAATTTTCATTCATGGTGAATATAACCCTGCTATTATGGCAAATTTCTGTAAACGACAGAAACTTATGATGATGAAAATTATGAAAGAACAAGAACAATTTCCGGGACAGAAGTCTAGAATTGATCCCCGTTCTTTTATGATTCTTGACGACTGTATGTATGACGATTCTTGGACTCACGATAAAAATATTAAATATCTTTTTATGAATGGCCGTTGGTTAAAAGTGTTTTTTTTGATTACTATGCAATATCCTCTTGGTATTCAACCATCTTTGAGAACAAATGTAGATTATGTTTTTATTCTAAAAGAAGCCTATACATCAAATCGTAAAAGAATTTATGAAAATTATGCTTCAGCGTTTCCATCTTTTGAATTCTTCTGTCAAGTTATGGACCAATGCACTCAAAACTATGAATGTTTAGTTATTGATAACACATCGCAAAGTAATAAATTAGAAGATTGTATATATTGGTATAAGGCTGCTATGCATGGAGATTTCAGAATTGGAGCACCAGAATTTTGGCAACATTCTGCAAATAGAGGTGGTGAAAGAGATGAAGATTCATATGATGTAACTGCTGCTAGAAGATTAAAAGGACCTCAGATTCAAGTAAACAAGAAATATTAAGTATTCTTAGATGAAAATCAATTGTTCAGATTTTTTAATCATAATCGCTATAGGATTAGGATTATTAATTCTAGATAGATATTTTAGAATAAATAGAATAATTGATTCTTTTGAAAATCCTGTAAGATGTGGTGTAGATATGCCTCCTTGTGCTTTTAAAAAACGTTGCGCAAATGGATTTTGTATAGATAATTCTTCACCTAATTTACCAGCGAATGAGCTTCCGGTTTTTCCTTAATTCTATATAGAATGGCCCGTAATCAAAAGACTCCTATATTCCTTGTTCTTCTTTTATTAGTAATTCTTGGATATGTGGGATATACATATTATTCTAGTTCTGATGGCTTTAGAAATATAGATTGTGCTGGTGTTAACTGTAAAGAAGGAGAATTCTGCCAAGATAATACTTGTCAAGCAATTTCTCCTCCTTATACGAATAAGTATATGTAAATACTATATATCGTAATTTTATAAATTACTTATATAATATTATTTAAAGATTTAATTTACGATCTAGTGCTAAATCACCGGTTCCAGTGAACATAGTATCATTTGAAACTGTTTCATTTGTTACAGAAAACTTTATTTTCTCAGGTCTCTTAATATTCTTGTCTTTGAAGAAAGTTTCTTTCTGCTCTTCGTTTTCACGCTTCTTCTTCATTAAAGTATTCAACTGTTCTTCTGCGTATTCTTGATCCTTCACTTCGGTAGCCTGAGGATCCCAAGGAAGCCACTTACCAACTTCAGCAACATAAATATTGTGAATAGGGTCTTCCTTCTGTAACTTACGAGCATACACTTCGGCTTCTTCATGATAACCAAATGTTCCCCGAATCTTGAGACCACGGGTAGAGGTTTGGAACTTGTTTTCAACATAAAAATCAGATTCTAACTGTTGTTTATTCAATGCAAGATAATCATCATATTTATCTTTTAACTGTGATTCGTTTAACTCAGAATTATTCTTCTTCATAAACTCTTGTAAATCTGAGAAAACAGTATCAATACGCACTTTAGAATTACGGCATACATCTGCGCAACCACTTAGATCTGCTTTCTCAAACTCAACAGCTTTTGTTTCGAGCTTATCATTAATGTTTAAAACAGTCTTCGCTAAAAAACCTTCAATGCTCTTGGTCTTAAAATCAAATTCATACGACTTTAGGAATTGATTGAAATAATATACATCTTTGTTTTTAAGAACACTTTCAGGACTTACAAAACTAAGCAGAGTATATTTCTGGCCAGGTAACTCTTTATCAGATGTTAAAAGAGTTGCTTCCGGTTCCATTCTAAGTTTAACAATAAAATAAAACCTTTAAGCATTATAGAAATGAACGTTGCTACAGAAGTTGTGAACCGCGTTGTTAAGTATTTAGTAGAAGGTTTAGTCATTGCTGCGATTGCTATATTCATCCCCAAAAAGAGTCTAGCTTTAAATGAAGTCGTAATGCTGGGTGTAACAGCTGCGGTTGTCTTTGCTCTTTTAGATTTAGTGTCACCTTCTATTGCCTTTACCGCACGTCAAGGTGCTGGATTCGGTATTGGTGCGAACCTCGTTGGTTTCCCTGGAGGCAAGTTTTAGGTGAACAGATTTAAAATAACAGATTTTAAATAACAGATTTTAATAGAATGAAACTTAATATTTATTTAGCATTTATCATAGCAATAATATTTATTATGGTAAGTCTACAAATTGTAGAATCTTTTGGTTCTACTTCTCCAGGAACTATGGTTCAATTAAATTCTACTCGTGCTCCAAGAAATCTTCAAAGTTTGTATTAATTATATCGAGCGAATGTATTGCCATTTGAGCTCACTACAAATCAGTTCCCATATCTTATCTTGAACATACAATTTATCTCTATTTTTCAGTAAAGGAAAACACGGTAAATATTCATCCAATTCTAAAAGTTCACAGAATTTGTATAAAACATACGAATATGATAAGAAATTATTACGACCTTCAGGACAATGTTTTTGGAAACTAGGTTGAATTTCTCTAAACATATATCGTAACTTTTCTTCAATTTCACGACTCATCACTGGAGCATTTTGCCCATTCAAACGATTTATAATATGAGGAACATGTTCATAATATTTATTCAACTTTAGCTTCTTAAGAATCTCACGAATCTTTGTTTGTTTCAAACTACGTGTATCTAAAATTCTTTCCTTTTTCAACTCTACCAAAATTTGGTCAAATACTTCTGCTGGAATATCTGTAGATTCTTTTGCTTGGAATTGTGCCAACCATTCATTAAAATGATTAATACGTTTATAAGCATAATAAGAAACTTCACGAGGAGGATCTTTATATGATGGTTTATCAGAATCAATCAGAACAAATTCTTGATATCCACATGTCATACAAGTAAAAACTGCTTCATTTAGGGAAAATACCATTTCTTCTTCACATTGGTCACATTCACCATATGTATCATCTAAGATATTTCCTGATGAGCGAACATTTTCAGGATGAACTTTTTTCAAATATTGTTCTAAAAGTTTATCACGACTCAAATGATTTGTAGGTTTTACATCTTGTAGTTTTACTTCTTCTTCTTTATTTCCCGATGCTTTGTCTAATACATCTAAAATACTTCCAGGTTTTCTCTTATTATTTTGTTTTATAGGTAAATCTCCATTTTGTATTTTTTCTTGCATATCATAATAATTATATAATATATCACCGGTTTCTAAAAAATAATCTAAAAATTCATTTTTATTTTTCCTTTGTTCAATTTCTTGATTCACAGTTTTTAACTTACTTTCAAGTTGATCTAATAAAGCAGGATTATCTATTGTTGTTTCTTCTAGCATTAATTGTATTTGTTCTTTTTCCTCTTCTAGGTTAGTTAAATTTCCTTCGTTATCAGACATTTTTTTTACTTGAATACTATGGAGGGTATCTAAAGTGGTTCGTGCTTCTGGATTACTTCTTTTTGTCGATTTTATATTAAAGAATGGATT